GCGACGGGCTACAAAGGAGCATCCTCTGCGACGGGCGACTGTGGAGCATCCTCTGCGACGGGCAACTACGGAGCATCCTCTGCGACGGGCAACTGTGGAGCATCCTCTGCGACGGGCGACTGTGGAGCATCCTCTGCGACGGGCGACTACGGAGCATCCTCTGCGACGGGCGACTACGGAGCATCCTCTGCGACGGGCGACTACGGAGCATCCTCTGCGACGGGCTACAAAGGAGCATCCTCTGCGACGGGCGACTACGGAGCATCCTCTGCGACGGGCAACTGTGGAGCATCCTCTGCGACGGGCTACAAAGGAGTCGCAGTGGCAGGAGACCCGGAAAGCATTGCGATAGCTTGGGGATACAAAGGAAAAGCCAAAGGAGTTTTTGGTTCTTATCTTGTACTCGCGGACTGGGAAGGAAACGAAAGAATATATTGGAGACAAGAGTTGTGGTCTTTAAAAGGTGCAAAGATGGTTCGCGTAGACGGAGACAAAATTAAAGCAGACACATGGTACACGATGGAAAACGGGGAAATTGTGGAAGTGGAGGAAAAGTGAACGCGAGAGAAAGAACTGTGTAAAAGAATTAAAATTTAAGGACAAATCGAAAGGAGACGGAGCTTCCCGGGAAGATGCGCATCAGCTCCTTGAAAGAAAATGATAAACGGAGAATTGATTGTTGATAATTTTGCCGGCGGCGGTGGAGCATCCACAGGAATCGAAATGGCAACAGGGTACAGCGTAGATATTGCAATTAACCATGATCCAGAAGCAATTAGGATGCATAAAGCGAATCATCCAAACACAATACATTACTGCGAAGATGTATGGCAGGTGGATCCGGTAAAAGCATGCAATGGACACCCAGTAGGCCTTGCATGGTTTTCACCAGATTGTAAGCATTTCTCAAAAGCGAAAGGCGGTAAGCCAAAGGATAAATTTATCCGTGGCCTTGCGTGGGTAGCCTGTCGGTGGGCGGGACTTGTCCGACCGAGAGTAATTATGTTGGAAAATGTAGAGGAATTTAAGACCTGGGGACCGCTTAACCGAGGGCATCATCCGATTAAGGCGAAACAGGGTAAAACCTTTGGAAAGTTTGTGCAGCAGCTTACAGATTTGGGCTATGAAGTGCAGTTTAAGGAATTGGTTGCAGCCGATTACGGTGCGCCGACCATGCGGAAGAGATTCTTTATAATTGCCCGATGTGACGGCAGACCGATTGTATGGCCTAAGCCAACACATGCACCGGCAGACAATGAAGAAGTAAAAGCCGGACTACTTAAGCCTTATGCCGGAGCATATACACAGCTTGACTTTTCCCTTCCGTGCCCATCGATTTTCGAAACATCGGAAGAAATTAAAGAGAAATACGGAATCCGGGCAGTGCGACCGCTTGCCAAAAAGACAATGGATAGAATTGGCAGAGGAATCAAAAAGTTTGTGTTGGACAATCCGGAACCGTTCATTATCAAGGACGAATCAAACGATACAAAAATTCCTATTCTGATCCAGTACCACTCAGAGACAACAAAAGACGAGGTTCGCGGTCAGGAAATTGAGGCACCGATTATGACGGTAGACGGTTCAAACCGGTACGGGCTTGTGACGTCCTTTATCAGCAAATTCTACAAAAGCGGCACTGGGCAGGATGCAAGGGAACCGCTACATACGATTACTGCCGGAGACGGGCATTTTGGAGAGGTGAGAGCGTTCTTGACAAAGTATTACGGATCCGGCACAGGACAGGATATAAAAGAGCCGCTTGACACGATCACAGCGCAGTATCGTTTCGGACTGGTGACGATCTACGGGACAGAGTACCAGATTGTGGACATTGGTCTGCGGATGCTGGAACCTAAAGAGCTGTATGGCTGCCAAGGATTCCCACAAGATTATATCATCGACCAGGACTGTGACGGCAAGGCATATCCCAGAGCAGAACAGGTTAGAAGGTGCGGAAACGCAGTCTGCCCGCCTATTCCGGCGGCATTGGTAAAGGCGAACCTGCCTGAATTATGTGTAGCAGAAAGGCAGCCAATCTGCAGACTGGATAGGGTACAGCTGGAAGAGTCTGGACAGATGCGCTTTGCATAGTAATAGGAGAGCGGGAATGTATAAAAACGCAGAGGGATACCGTGATGAAACGGCATGGCTTGCAATTATGGCAGTAATGAAAGAAGAAAGGAAGCATAAATCAATGAAAGAACTTTTAAATTCAAACAACAAAACTGGAGAAATTTGGAATATTGAAACCACAAAAGGGGAAAAACGGCTGGTACTGGCAGTGGCAGATTACGGACCCTTTGCAACTGTCCTTTACCTTGGGTACACAGAAGGTCAGTTCGATGATATCGTCATCAATTCTGGATCTGATATGAGCGAATTGTACGCGAACAGCCGGCGTTTGTGCTATGTTCAAACGGAAAACTTTGAGTCACGCGAAGGTTATGTTTCGCAGGAAGAATATCGGAATGCAATGAAAAAGATCGCCGACACGCTGGGAATTACCGATCTCGTTGAAACTTCGAACAGAAGTACTGTTACAGCAAAACCAGGAACGGACAAAGAACAGGAACTCCGGGAGCAGCTGGCGGCAGCAAATGCAAAGGCGGATGCGTATCAGAACATGTGTAATAAGCTATTTGAAAGAGCTATGTGAATATTTTATTGGAGGTATGCAGATATGGTGTTTAACGCAAAAATAGCTCACCGCGGGCAGTACAAAAGCTATGGAGATTATTTTCGGGTTTGGGAAATCGAATCAGATATGCCCAAAGAATCTGTGATCGAAAAGTGCTTTTCGGAACTTCACAAAACAAAACTTCCGGAAGAGAAAGAATGGCACAAAGAAATCGTTTACGGAGCAAGACATTTCGGGGATGCAGACTACTACTTTAGAGGATATTACACCATCGAAGAAATTGCAGGTGGGTATAAGTTCACAGTTTGCAAACCGTACGATGGTTGAAATAAGGATGATTAAAAGGAGGCTATCTTGTCAACTACCCACGATCTAAAGGTCATGGGCTTGCAACTGCCCAGTCGTAGTAACAGCTTACGCCTCCGACCTTTAACCCCAATAGATATCGTTATCTATAGTGGCGTTACATCGCAGGGTGGTTGACAACACCCTTTGCAACAGAGTTTACTCTGTTGCAACTGTATTAGGTACTGAACTTCCCATACGATACAGCGGATGCTTGAGTATATTTTACGCAGCCCCAAGTCTTTACGGGCTGCAACCTCATATATACTTTTCAATGTACAAAGAGTGCCTTTGTTGAACATCACAACTAACGGTTTTCTCTTATCACGGATGTTAAGTATAATATAACACATTTTAATATATTAAGAAAGGAAAGTTTGCTCCTCCCACCACCTGAAGGTAGTGGGTTTCCGCCTATGGCAAACGAAAGGATTTTATTTATGAACAGAGTGATTTTATGTGGACGATTAACCAAAGACCCTGATGTTAGATATTTTCAGGGAGATAAACCAATTGCAATTGCTGCCTTTACTCTGGCAGTAGACAGAAAATTCAAAAAAGATGGAGAGCAAAACGCAGATTTCATAAATTGCCGGTCTTTTGGCAAAAATGCGGAGTTTTCCGAAAAATATTTAAGGAGAGGCACGAAAATCATTGTGGAAGGTCACTGGCAGACCGGAAGTTTTACGGGGAAAGATGGCAAAAAAGTATATACAAATGAATGTATCGTTGACAGCCATGAGTTCGCGGAAAACAAAACTTCATCACATGCGAACGACAATGGTTCTGAGATTCCTCCAGATGCAGAAGGAAGCTATTTCATGCAGATCCCGGATGGAATAGAAGAAGAATTGCCTTTTAAGTGATGGAGGAGTAAACGGTATGAGAGCACTTGATATTTACGACAAAAAGTTCAAAGAGAACAAATGCGTTATATGTTCTCATCACGTTACAAGGTCGGGAAAATCGCAAGATTTACATTTTTGCGAGATCAGCGGGAAAATTCTTCTTTTCCCGCTCTACCTACCGGCCAATTGTATAAATTTCGAAGAAAGGACTGATTAAAATCACCATACAAGAAGCGATCAAGTGGCAAGAAGCATTTAGGAATGCTTCAAAAGGACACTTAACAGGAGCAATTAACGCAACCGAAATGGCTATTGTTGCATTAAAAATGCAAATACCGAAAAAGATTTTTCACGCTGAATCTTCCGAATTATGCAGAAGCCAGTTTCGCTGTCCGTTCTGTGGTGCGGATCAAATGACAATAGAATTCTTCACAGAAACAGGAGAAGATCCAAAAGAAAAATTCACATGGTGTCCCGCCTGCGGGCATAAATTGGATTGGAGCGATATATAAATGTATGAAGAGTTTATGTATGCTGCCAAATTAAAAAACGAAGACCGCGAGGTCGCAAATCGCACAGTGGTATGGCTTGAGCATGACGGATTGATGCATTGCTATATGCCGGCAGGAGCAACATGCTTCGTAACTGAGCGAGCGGGAAGTGGAAGCATTTACATTGACGGTCTTGCACTTATCGAAATTTCGATAGAATCACTCAGACCATTGAGAAATGGAGAACCGAAAGGAGGTGTTTCTAATGGCAAAAAAGAACATTGCACAGATCATGACAATTGAGCAAAAAAACAAGAAAAAGCTTCTCGAAGTAGAACCTAGATTAGATGATAAAAGCGGTATTTATTTTCTAACAAGAACTGATGAAAACGGCTTTAAATATGCGTACATCGGCCAGGCAAAGCATATTCTGACAAGACTCTCACAGCACATGGTCGGGTATCAACACATTGATTTATCCATAAAAAAACACGGATTTTATTCAAAGGATAATCCGTATGGATGGATGATCGGCTTACTTCATTTCCGCATGTCTGAGCTGGACAAATGGGAACAGCATTACATAAAAATGTACGCTGACAATGGCTATCAGCTGAGAAACAAGACGAGCGGATCCCAAGGCGCAGGAAAGGCAAAAATTGACGAATATAGGCCCTCAAAGGGCTACCGTGACGGAATAGAACAGGGGAGAAAAAATCTTGCAAGAGAGCTTTCTTCCATCGCGGATAAGCATCTCGTTATTTCGCTTAAGCCAGAGAAGCTAGGGAACAAGGTATCGGAAAAGCAACTGCAAAAATTCAACGAACTGATTTACGGGAAATGATGTAAATTCCCATTTTTCTTTTAATTACAATAACGGAGGAAACGCAAATGGCAAAGAGGTACGATAATCCGAAGGAGCTGTCAAAGCTCCTTCTGGAAACACGAAGATTAAAGCAAAGTGCGAACAGAAGCCCATATACAGTTATTCTCACAATTTTGTGTTATGGACTCTGGAAAGACTACAGGTACAGCCAGAGAAAATTGGCAGATTTTTGCCGAAAATTTGCCGAGTACGATGAACGATATTTCGATAAACCATATCAAAAACTAGTAGACGAACTTTACAACTACGCAGACTGGAAAGTCGAGCATGTTAAATATACAAAAGACGATTATCCCCATTACAAATCGAAAGTTATGCAGGCATCAGTTGAAGAGCAGATGCGATGCGCAAACGAGATAAACGCGCTTTCCACGCGCTATTTTACTTACGGTTTTTACATTCTTATCGAAGATGGATTCGGCGCAAAAAAGCTGACAAACTTTAAAGATAAGGCTCAAAAGCGAATACAGAGCATCACGGGAGACATGAGAACCGGAACAATAAACGATCTGTGGAAAGAACTTGCAACCGGAGCTGGAATTTATATCGAGAAACCGAAAATTGATTGATTGGAGGGTTGAAAATGGCGGAGCGCAGGATGTTTACACAGAAAATTACAGAAAGTGACGCGTTTTTGGACATGCCACTTTCCACACAGGCGCTTTATTTCCACCTGTGCATGAATGCTGACGATGACGGTTTCGTGAAAAACCCGAAGCGAATTGCAAGAATGATGGGTGCAGGAGATGATGACATGAAGCTCCTTATCGCAAAGGCGTTTGTTATTGCATACGAAAGCGGAGTGATTGTCATAAAGCATTGGAGGATGCACAATCTGCTGAGAAAAGACCGGTACAACGAAACAGAATACACTAGCGAAAAATCAATGTTATACGTGAAGAAGAACGGAGCTTACACGCTTGACGAAGAGAAAGGAAACCCACTCGATCCTGCTAAAAAAAATTCCTGGCAACCAAATGGCAACCAAATGGCAACCAAATGGCAACCAAATGGCACCACAGGAAAGGAAAGGATAGGTAAGGATAGTAAAGGTAAGGATAGGTTAGGTAAGTGTAATAAAGGGGAGAGTGTGAGAGGGGAAAAAGCTGATCGCTTTGTTCCCCCAGATGTAAATCAGGTCCAAGAATACTGCGACAGTCGAAATAACGGAATTGACGCCCAAACATTCGTTGACTTTTACACATCCAAGGGATGGATGGTCGGCAAAAACAAAATGAAAGACTGGAAGGCAGCAGTAAGGACCTGGGAGAGAAACGACAAGAGGAGTTGCAATACAGCTGCCACAAATAACCAGAAAGACCAGCTTGCGGAACTGCTTGACGGAATCGAGGTGGATGAACCTTGACAGAGAACGAAGCGAAGAAGTTGCTTGCGGTTATGACAGTTACTTACCCGAACTACAAATTGGCGAATGTAGACTTCGCTGCGAAAGTGTGGAGTGACATGCTCGTTGAGTTTACATACAGTCAGGCAGGTGCGGCACTGAAAGCTTATATCAGGTCAGACACGAGTGGCTTTGCTCCGACACCCGGACAGATAATCAGCCAGATCGTAAAGATGGTGATTCCGGAAGAGCTAAACGAAATGGAAGCATGGGCGCTTGTAAGCAAGGCTATCAGGAACAGCGGATACAACTCGGCAGAAGAGTTTTCGAAGCTGCCAGATCTTGTTCAATCCGCCGTCGGAACACCAGAGCAGCTGAGGACATGGGCTTTGGATCAAAATTACAACGAGACGGTTGTAAGCTCGAACTTTATAAAGACCTACAGGGCGTTACTTTCTAGGCAATCAGAACTGGCGAAAATGCCGGAAGAAATCAAGAGGGCAATCCAAAAGACAAATGAAGGCTCGTATTCGTCCCAAATTCGCAAAAAAAATGCTGAGACGATAAAATTATCGAGCGAAGCAGAAAAATCGAAAATAGGAGCATCAGAAGAGCTTACAGGGCATACAGGAATGAACGCAGAGCAAAGAGAAAAATGGAAAAGATTTTGTGAAGGAGTGGATTGAACAATGGGATATCGTGGTAGAAAGGCAAAAAAATACGATGTTTACGACGGAGAGAAGCTGATAATGAGCGGAGAGGCAAAGGACGTAGCAATTTTTTTGGGCGTCACATCCAACACCGTAACGCGAAAGGAGACTTGCGGAGAGCGAACAAAGCAGGGATATGAGATTTGCAAGAGCTTTCCGGATGACTGGCCGGAGTGTTGGGAAGAGGCATGCAAGCCTTTGCGCAGGGCGAAACAGGAGTGGAAAGGCAGCATGAAAAGAAATTTCTTAAGGACGAGCCGCAGGTAAACTTAAACTTTTATTCGCAAAAATCAACGTTAAAAGCAAGAAAATTGACACATACGATTCTGCTAAAAAGGAGGAAGTCAAACGGTTGAAGCTGGCACTGTCTAAAATGACGAAGCCAGAACTTGAAAAAATTTTACAAAATGCCAATTTTACACAAGATGAAGAAAGCGTTTTCTGGCTGCTGGCTAGAGGAAAGACAATAACAGAGATATCGCAACTGGAAAATGTGTCGGAAAGAACTGTGAACAGAAAAATAAAGGACATAAGGCTTAAAGTTAGCAGATTGGAGTAAAAAATGGCAAAAATGACGTTAAACGGGAAAGAAATTTCCCCAGAAGATGTGATCCTGCCCGAAAAAGTATTGGAGCTTATAGCGAATTGCTTAGATTGACACCGTTTGTAGCAGGATGTAGAATGTGCCGTGAACATGATAAACACGGCACATTCTTTTTAGAGAAAAGGAGGAACGGCAATGGAATGTGTCGCTTACTTAAGGGTTTCGACCGAAAAACAGGCGGAAGAAGGTTATGGATTGGATTTGCAAAGGATAAGCATAACCGATTACTGCCGGAAAAATGAGCTTATAATATCTGACTGGTACATTGACGATGGTTACACCGGATCAAACATGGACAGGCCGCAGCTACAAAGACTAATCCGTGATTGCTCCAAGAAAAGGATTAAGTGTCTCGTTGCTTTTAAACTGGATAGGATATCCAGAAGCATGGTGGACGGGATATACATGATCGAAAGAGTATTCCAGCCAAATGGAGTCGATTTTCGCTGTGTATATGATAGCGTGAGCTACGACAGTCCGATGGAGCAGGCATACACGCAGATGATGGCGGTTTTTGCGCAGCTGGACAAAAATACCATGATGATGCGTATGCGTGGTGGTAGACTTGAAAGGGTCAAAAAAGGATACTGGTATGGAGGAGGGAATAGACCGTATTGCTATGATTACAGCAGAGAAAAAGGAATATTGGTTCCAATACCAGAAAGAGCAGAACAGGCGAATAGAGCGCTGGACTTGTTTTTGCAGGGATATTCCGATGAAAGAATCATGAAGATATGCGGATATTCAAGTGAACTCCTTGTCAGGCACATACTCACAGGAGTGGTAAATATTGGAATGATACCTTACAAGGGAGAAATCTATAAAGGACTCCATGAGCCTATATTCGATGAGCGAAAGTTCGAACTCGCTCAGGAGTATAGGAAGACTAGAAGAAAAACAAAAACGGCGTGCTTTTCCATGGAGACTAATTTGCTTACTGGATTGTGTTATTGCGGAATTTGTGGATGCAAAATGAGGTATCAAAAGTGGACAAACGGGAACCACAAAATATACTGCTATTCGCACGATAGGAGTCTTAAAAAACTGCCTAACCACAACCCAGGATGCGACAACACTTTGGAATGGGCAAAAGACATTGAAAAGCAGGTAGAGGAAGAAATTTTAAAGATATCTCTTAACATTTCTTCCTACCAAAAAACACAAAAGGAAAGTGAACTGGAAATCACAAAAAAAGCGCTGGAAAAGAATAAGGCAAAACTGAAAAGACTGTATAATTTTTACGCAGAAGGTAATGACACAATTGTTGATTCTATACGAGAAACAGAAGATGAGATAAATAAGCAAAAAGAGGTCATCTTTGAATTACAGAAAAGCGAAGGGAATAAGCAGTCAAAAGAAATTGTTTATGACAAAATAAAAAGTCTTGCCGATGTGTGGCCGCACATAGACAAGACAAGCAAAAATGTTATATTAAAGACAATAATATCGAAAATTGTTATTGTCAAGGGTAACGTGGAGATACAGTTAAAAGAATTTTAG